CTAATCTCAAAAGTCCCTCAGCAAATAGAGCAAGAACCACCCAACCGACGCACATACTAATGATAGAAGCATTACGGTTGTGTCGTCGTATTGCAGCATCGATCATCTCCTGAACTTCAGAACGTGTAATGAATTCTTCTTGTTCATGCATCATTTCTCACCTCCAAGAAATTTTGCTAAAGGATCTACTTTTGTTCTTACAATTTCACATGCTCTTTTATAGAACATGTTATCAGTATTGCCAGAAGTTTCAAAAGTTGCTTTGATCTTCACCCAATTGTCATAGGTGCGTTGATCCATTTTTTTAATTCGTATTACTACTATATAATAGTTCCAGAAATTTAATAGTCAATAATTTGTGTTCATTCTGTAACACTCATTAAACAATTATTAAATTTGTAATTTATCTTAACGGAAGGTGGGAGAGTCGAACTCCCAAGGGCTTTAACACCTCAACGCTTTTCAAGAGCGGTTCCGTCGCCAATCGGATTGACCTTCCAAAAAGTCCTCAACGGACTTCAAAATCAAGTCTTCGTACTTTACGTTGACGGCGTGCTTCTTGCCAAGCAATATCTTGGGAAGTCAACACACCTTTGTTTTGATTTTGCTTTAATGAGTTTAACATAACAATTTGAGATAAGTCAAGTGCTGATATCTTATCTCCACGAATTGTTGCCATATTTGAGCAACCACAAGTTATAGTTTTTGTTGGATGTCCCTCCAACTCTCTACCGCAAGTACGGCATCTGATTTTTAAGTTTTCCATAATTCAATTATTCTTCAGTTGTTATTTCTTCTTCTATTTCTTCAATAACTTCTTCTACTTCTTCTTGAACTTTTTTTGAACTTGTATCTGAAAATGAGCGGAGCATCCAAACAAACTTGCCGTGAGACTCCATTAAATCCTGAACTAGATTTGCTGTAGCATATGACTTTTGTGCTTCTGCTTCCTCAGATATCTTACTCATTATATCACAAAAATCAATGTTTGACTGGAGAAGATCAGAAATCATTCCTTCATCATTCACAGAACTTGTTGCTTCCTTGATTTTGGACACCTCAAGAACACGATTTAAACTACTCAAAGGTTTTACATTCAAGTATCTCATATGCTCTGAGAGTCTATCAATCTCTTCAAAAATAGTATTATACTGCTCTCCAAAAAGAGTATGAAGTTGTTGAAAATCTTTTCCAACAACATTCCAATGATAGACCCAAGTTTTATGAAATAGAACAAAAAGTGATGCCTGAGCATCACTTAAGAGTTTAAACAGTTTTTCCATTATACTCTTTTTGTAAGTATTTATGAAATGGGCGATACTGGATTCGAACCAGTGACTTCACACTTGTAAGGAGCGCACTCTACCGCTGAGTTAATCGCCCGAAACAGGGGAGGCCATCCCCCTGACCTAGAAATATTTCTAGGTTTTAGTTGGAAGGAGAGCTCTTGAGGTTATCGCAGGATCACTTCCAACTCCCCCACCTGGACTCGAACCAGGAACCCCAAAGTTAACAGCTTCGTGCTCTGCCAATTGAGCTATAAGGGAATGTTCCTCTGTCTGGGAATCGAACCCAGTTTCCAAGTGCGTTGTCCGCCTGTCCTTACCAATAGACTACCAGAGGTAAGCGGGTAACCGGGTTCGAACCGGTGATTCCAACTTGGAAGGATGGCGTGTTACCGCTACACCATACCCGCTTGTGAGACAATCATAAACTATTTTAGTTTGATTGTCAAGTGTCGTTGAAAGGACTTGAACCTTCACAGATTAATCTACTGGAACCTAAACCCAGCGCGTCTACCAATTCCGCCACAACGACTTGGTGGTAGGAGGGATTTCTATGTGCGGACAGAATCACCTTTTCCTTCATCTAGTCGTAACCAGCGAGAGGGATTGCACTTCCTACATTTTGATGGAGTAAGCGTAATATACCTCATAAGGATATAACAGAGGCTTACCCTCTATCACTTTTATATATGGAGATAAACTCCAACAGGCATACTTGGATTCGAACCAAGGATAAGGCTTTAGAAGAGCCGTGTGATAGTCCACTTCACTATATGCCCAAGAGACCTCCCCTGTTTGTGCATCGTTGAGAGGCATGGGAGGTGTGGGATTTACTTGAGGTTTGGACCCTCAAAACCCGTGAGACAATCATACCAGGTTAGGATTTGATTGTCAAGTGGGAAATGCTAGATTTGAACTAGCGACCTCTGCGTTATCAGCACATTGCTCTACCACTGAGCTAATCTCCCATACGGAGGATGTTGGATTTGAACCAACGGATGCCCCTAAAGACATCGGGGGATTAGCAATCCCCTGCATTAAACCTAACTCTGCCAATCCTCCACCACAATGCATTCACTTTATCACTCTGGTTTACAGGTGTCAACCCATGGAGCACAGAGTCTCATTTCTCCTCCAAGTTTCTTACACTCTTCAGTGTAACACTTAGAAGTATCTAGAGCTTTCTCTATCAACCTGGGCAAAGGTACTCTAGGTGGTTCTGAGTCCCTTGTCAAGCGTTCATAGTCACGAATAGCTTTATCAACATCTCTCTTAACCCTACGATCCACCACTCCAGGATCCTGGAGTAGGACATCGTTGATTATTGTGCCTGGGAAGAGAACCCTCTGAAACTCATCTAGAAGGTCCCAGAGACGCTCCTGGGACGCTCCAGTGCATTGGGAGAGGGTTGCTACGATACCACTGGTTATGATGCTTATGAGGATTATTTGCTTCTTATCTGGTTTCTTCTTTCCGAAGTTAAAATTGAACATAAAAAAGAGGAGTAGCAACCGCTCTCCTCTATTTATTATTCAGTTTTATATTCTATTTTATCAAACCTCTACCATGATCAGTTTGGAAGCATACTGATGAGCATACGAAGTACGGGCACCATGAATGCCCCACGCAATCCAACTATACGCATAGTCCATGTAACGATTGATAGACTTACCAGGAGTTTTCATCCGGTCTTCAATTCGTTGCCATTGAACCTCAGTCGTTAGATAACGAAGTTGCGTGTGAAGTTCTGATGGAGAACCACCGAACTTTTTAGCAAAATCACCCAATCCATAATATCTGTTGGCAGATGTCCATTGAATCAGTCCGTAACCACGACCGCAGTTACTCCAACTGGTTCTACTACCACCTTCGCAAATGTTAGGCACGAACATAGATTCTTGCTTAATATTGCCCATGATGGTAGCAAGGGCGTTTCTGTCTCTAATACCACGATCCTGGAAATATGCCAGGGTAGCATTCTCATGTTCATTACACCCTTTACAAATTAGCCTTGTTTCTTTTGGCTTTTCGGGAGCAACCTCTTTGGTCGCTGTCTTTTCAGTTTTAAGATCGAACTCCTTAACAATTGAAAAAGGAGGTGGGGGAGGCCCCTGCATCTTATAATTCTGAAATGGCAGTGTTGCCACATTGGTTGTAACCGTTGCCAAAATGGGCAGGGCTACAGTAAAGAATTGTTGCATTAATTTTAATAGAACTCTACATCCTAATAGAGAAAGCGCACTTCCCCTTTCTCAAGGGGCAATCTCCTAGGCTCTAAATGTCACTCAAGGACTAATAATATGAAACCCACCTTTATGGGGTGGGTTGTAAGCATTATAAGTTTTTATTTAGGATTTGTCAAGATTCTGGTTCTAAAGAGACAATTTCAAGTTCATCATCTTCTGGTTCAATCCATTCATAAAACTCAGCAAGAATAGCACGAGCATCCTCTTTATCAATACTCATATCTGCAGCACGATCAAGAGACCAGGATCTCACATGAGCGACGATATCTTCAGTCGTTGCGTTCATAATAATCTTTTCGGAAGTACCTGTTGAGGATGTTGCTATTGTAGTACCTTGGTGTTCCGTCGTCAAGTCCTTCCGTAAGGACATTGTGGGTGAAGAGTCGTCTGGTCTCCTCAAAGTTTGTTTTGCCCTTTGTTTTATGTAATGATAAGATAGTTCTACTAAAATTTTCTCTGCCCAATTTGTCAATGTCTTCTTTAAGTTCCGGACAAGACCCATAGTAATCCTTCCAATTAGATTCCGTTTTTACCTTTCGTTTTTTCCCCTTAGGAGTTCTAAACTGCCACAAGTACTTTCTGCCGATATATTTTCTTCCGTTTAGTTTATTTTCTATCAAATAAACGAATCCAAAATTGTCATCTATATCAGCACTGGCAAATGGAACTCCATTATACATCCAAGGATTTTCATAGTCAATATCTATACTCATCAATTATATCAAGAACTTCATTCAGATATTTATGAGCAAGTCCTTTAGAGTCCCAACCTGGTTGGTCTCGATATAATCTATCTTTTAATTTTAGAACGCGAATTTTTATTTCATCTTTAGTAAGTTGATTTTTAGACATAAAAAAAGGAGGTGTGACCTCCTTTATCTATAATTAATCAGTTATTTGCGCCTAACCATTCTTTACAATAGTCATAATCTCCAAACATAAACTCATCGCATTCTGCAGCCTCTCTATAGGCATTTATTATTTCTTGTTCACACCATTCATCATAATTGGAATCCTGCGAAAGTATTTTTGGTAACATTAGATTACATTAAGTCCCGGTTCTAATATTTTATAAACTTTTCCATCGTAAGCAACTCCAGAGTAATATTCTGCAGTATTCATTGCAGAAAACATATTATACTCTCTACCATCTTCAAAAGGTGTTATATCTATCAAATCTCCATAAGTGTTTTTCCAGATACTATGGTATATCGCACATCCATAAGTCTCATCTTCAGTATCCGTAATCAAATAATATCCACTTATTCTTTCTCCACCATAAGTTTCCACATAATGATTTACATTATTGTGGCAGTTTGCATCAACACACAAAGGTTTTGATATTACTGGTATTTTTAAAAGGGTAGAAGAGAACTTGCAATACTCTTGCAGTTTTATTACACATTCATCTTCTGGTAATGATATTCTAAACTTTCTCTTCAATACTCCATCCATTTCTTCTTTTCTTCCAAGCAAGTTTCATTTTTTCTCTTGTTTCTGGAGAATGTTTTTTACCATAAAAATGATTTTTTTCTCCTTTATGAGATTCACTTAATTTTTGTCTGGTTTCTTGCGAGATTGTTTTATTGTAAGTAGGATGATTTTTACCTTTTTTTGATTCACTCATTTTTCTTTTTGTTTCTTCTGTAAGGATTTTACCTTTGTTTATTTCACTCAATTTTCTCCTAGTTTCTTCACTTCTAACAATACCAGAAGAACCTTCTCCACCATTAGTTTTATTATGAAGAATACCTGTTCCTAAATCTTTTCTACCAAAGATAGCAATCATATACTTTTCGTGTCTAAATGATTCTTCTTCAGTTAGGTTTTGTTTTAGAAATATTATTCTGGATTTATCTTTAGGTGGTTGTATTTCACCTCTACACTTAAAATATGCTCTATATTCTTTACCTTTACCAATATAATAGGGAGTTCTATCTTTACGCAAGTAAGCGTAAGTATAATATTCGTTCATTGTGTCTTGGCGTTGACTTACTATTATTTATAATAAAAAAGTGGGACTTACGCAACTATAATCCGCCAAGACACAAGTTGCTGCCCAATATAATACACTATTTCAGTCTTAAAGTCAATTAAAGTTTAAATCCACTAAATGTGTCCTTTTTCACATCTTGTTTGATACCACCAACCACGTAAGACTGCACTTGAGTTTCTTGAGGTGCCACCTGAAGACCTTTGGAAGAAATCCAGTGCTGAGTCCATGGGAGTGGATTATTGTTTGCCGCAATATCATATTGGGGTTTAAGTCCGATCGCTTTTAGTCTTCTATTAGCAATCCACTCAACGTATTGTTGAAGAAGTTTGTCGTTTAGTCCAATCATGCTTCCATCTTTGAACAGATAATCTGCCCAACGCTTTTCTTCATTTACAGCACGATCGAACATAGCATATGTCCACTCTTCTTCTTCCTTCATGATCTGCTTCATTTCAAGATCATCACCATCACGCCATTTATTCAAAATGTTTTGCGTGATTGCTAAGTGTTGGTTTTCGTCTCTTGCGATAAGAGAGATGATCTTAGCGGATCCTTCCATAAGCTTAAGTTCACCAAAGGCGAAACTACAAGCAAAACTAACGTAGAAGCGAAT